AATAAGTAATGGTATTTGGATACGAATTCACACTACAGTAATCTCCAACTGAATGAGTAAAATACTCAAATGTTACTCGTATTGGAGCAGATGGCGGAGCATAGGTATCTTTAAGTATAATACGACCAAGAGCATAATGAGTATTACGCTGTCCGTTGTCAAAATCATAACGATCTGAAATATCTATTGTATAGTTTCCTGATGGTGATGCAAAAGATCCTGTATCCATTTTAACACTAGTAATCTTCCAGCAATCAGCTTTACCTAAAGATAAAGTTGTTGGTGTTGCAGTAGATTGAGTAGTAAATGTTACAGTTGCGCCAGTAACAAGAGTCTTAGATTTTTCTGTAGAACTAGAACCAGTTTTAATTATTGTTGCAATAATGCTACATGACTTGCCATCGTAAGTATTACCAACATTAATTACTGCAGAACTTCCAGA